CACTAGAGTTAATAAAGATAGCAGTATCACGAAACTGTATCTTCTCTGTAGTAGCAATAAGTATGTCATCAGAGAACTCAAAGTAGTCCTCATCTTCCATCCACTTTAATACACCATCATTACTTTCACCATCAAAGGTTACTGTAATGTCTGTGCCTGAAGCACCATTACCCAACGTAAGAGAAGTACCAAGCAGCTTAGTAATAGGGCCACCCTCTGCAGTAGTACCATCATGCGTATGCCCAGTACTTGCAGCAAAAGCGGCTAGAAGCTGGTCAAATTCATCATTAGTATGATCCGCTGTAATGGTATCTCCATCTGCGTATGTTGATTGTCTTGTGTATGTAGCGCCCATCTAACGTCTTGCTCCTAATTGATACTCTAGCTGAAATCCCTTAAGGGAGTAAGGATTGCTTTGCCCGTCATCTTCTACCCTTAAAACAACAGAAAAACCTGAACCTTCTACTGACTGCCTATCAAGAGGTTCTTGACCACCTCCATAAGCAAATTGAGTTGTACTAGAAGTTGTACTATATTCTGCAGTACCATAGGATGCTGCTAAATTAGATGTGTCAAAAGGGTATACCGCTGGCCTTGAAGAGTCTCTATTTTCGTTATCATATCTTACAAATAAATCTGTGTCAATACTTCCTTCAGGCTTGTAGTTAATAATAACTTTTTGCATATGTTTACGTATGCCGGGGTCACCAAAAGACATATCAGGACTTCTATATTTGCCTGCTATAATTGTACCATCAAAAGTACTTCCTACTTCTTGTCTTTGTATAAACCCACTACTGTCACCATGAAGTACAATCACATCCCCTGCTTCAACAAAGGAGTCGGTACAAGTAGTTTGTAATCCTAGTAGAGTTGAAAACTCAAAAGCTTCTTTCTTAAGGACACAGACTGCCCCCCTAGAAAGACTTTCTGACTGTCCATCCTTATTAAAGAATATTCTATACTGTGTTTTATCTGGTATAACTACGCTGTCAAAAGAACCTGCGTCCCTAATATTTTCATCAAATATAGATTGAATGTTTTTACTAATTGTACCAAGCTCTGTGTCACCAATACGTGCAGTAGCAGCAACAGTACGTAATCCATCAGGGCCAAGGAAGATCAAGTCACCCGCAAATTCCTGTACGGTAAAGCTATTAATGCAACCAATGTTTCTTGTTACTGGTTCCACTGAAAAGTCACTAAGAGTTGAGCCTGTAAGTTTAAATATTCTATTCTCACAAAAGATAAACAGACTGTTACGAAAAACTTTTAGTGCAACTACTGTATCGTCAACCTTAATACTACCTGCACCATCTCCCGCATTAAAACCATCTTCATCAAAAGGCTCACTAAAAACTATCTCTTGTGGTGTAGTAGATTTACCTGCGTAAAACATATGATTTCTATATGCAGCTACAACAGTAGAACCTGCTACTGAACTTGCACTAACATCAGATGCAGTCATAGAAGAGTTAAATATTACTGGAGCATTAACCCCATCTACACAAATAAGTTTTTCGTTGCCATCAAAGTTGTAACGTTCAAAGTGATACTTAGTAGCATTAGTTCTGTCTGTATCTCTTTGTGTCCAAGCCTCAGATAGTACATCACTTTTTATGTGTGCTGCTGCAGTAGTGCTTGAGGTAGCTCTAGTAACACCTGTAAAAGAACTTGAGGTAATACCTGTATAAGTAAAGATTTCAGAGTTGATCTGTAGAGAGCCACTAGAAGAAAACCCTGAAGTAGAATTAACAGTAATTTGTCCAGCACCTGTCATAGCTGTATTTGAGGCAATACGAATTGTTAGCGTAGTAGAAGCAGAAGAGTAAATTCTTTCTCCTCTAGCAGCTACTACTTTGTTTGCAAATAAAGTAGACATTAAAGGCTCTTCAGCAGTACTACTTGTAATAGGAACTACTTGATTTATAAATTTACTAAAGCCATTAATTCTACGATAACCACCTGAGATGTCAGGCTCAAAGTTTTCTAATTCTATTGCCTCTCCCGGTTGCATTAAAAAACTAGAACGGTTTAAAACTAAACCGCCCTCACAGTTAAATGCTACAGGTTGTACTTGAGAACTGTCTGGCATTAAAAAGGCACTCCAGAGGTAGGCATTGTTATAGCTGTGGATCTAATATAATCATACTTATTAATTAACAAGCTCTGGATGTTCTTGATGCCATCTTCAAAACGCTCAAAGTTAAGCTGGTACTGTTGTACCTCGCCTCTGTATTGATACAAGAATGCAGCAGCACCGTCTGTAATAATAGGTTTAAATCTATCTGGGATTGTAGTAGTGTCTCCGTGTGCAACTAAGTCATCAGGAAACGTAAAGTAATCATACAGTAATGTATACTCTTTATCAGGGTAAGGGTAGAGCAAGTAGTTGTTATCAAGTGTACGTACAATTATTTGTGGCATACCACCATTGTCGAACTGTGTAACCACTACACCAGTAGCGTATGCTGCAGCTGTAGTGCCGCCATCACCCCTGACGCAGCCTGTAAGAGTATTGCCTGAGATAGCAGTATAAGAAATTAACTCACTACCTACATAGACAGAACCTTCTGCTGAGAAGCCTGTAGAAGAAACTAATGTAAGTATAGTTACAGAATTTGTATGTGATCCATTTAATGTGGTAGATACAATTTCGTCTTCTTGGCTTGCAAGGTCTTTACTTATATACTCATTATAGTTAATCTTCTTTAAGTTAATGCCTGAGGAACTAAGTGCAGTATTCCTTTTTATTCTAGCAGTATTGTAATCTATATATTTTGTACCAGTGGGTATACTGTAGCGAACCACTCCCGGAACTAAAGTAGAACTGTTAGTTGCATGATTAAATGGGTAAGCAAATTCTTTTTGATTGATGTGTCGTATAGCTTCATTAACGGCATTTTTACATTGTATCTGTACACCCCTAGCACTTGCAAAGTTACTAGAAGTAAGCTCTACTTCATTCATCCTAGTAATAACGCTATTAGTTAATGTAAGAAATGTAAGAGCCATTATTTTTCCTTAAGATAAGCTAAAGGGGCCAGCACTAAGCCAGCCCCTAAGTTTAGTAATGTATTACAGCAAGTCACGTTGGGCTGCAGAAGCCTCAGTGTGAGCAGCCGAAACATCTGCAATTACTGCATAGACACGTAAGCGTCCAGTAGCAGCAGCAGCACCAGCAATAACAACATCAATGGTATCTGACGCAGCGACAAGAGCTAATGCAGCAGCAGCATAAGTAGATGCAGCTGCAGTATTAATAACATTAGTCTCACCGTTAGTACCAAGTACAAGGTATGTACCAGCAGCATCGTCAAGTGCAGCACCGTCAATGATGTCATCTCCACCAGCAAAGTCAATATTACAAGTACAACTTGCAGTAAAAGACTTCATGATTTCCGCACCAGCAGTCAGAAGAACTGACTGTGAAGGGATTTCAAGTAGTTGGAAGATGTCACCGTTAGCAATGGTAGCACCTGCAGCAATCATAGCATCAATATCTAAGATTGCTTCAATGGTTCGTACAGTATTACCAACTACTGTTGGGACAGCAAGAACGTTTGCCCCAACACCAGCAGTAGAACTGAGAGTCATATCAAAAGTAGCCATAGTTTATATCCTCTCTATGCTGCGTTATAACGGGCAGTGACGATTGCTTCAGGGCGAAGAATCTTCCTACCGTATAGATGCATGCCACGAACAATGTCAGCAAAGCTGTCAGGGTCACGATATGTCTCTGTCTTGTTGATTTGCTCAGCTGTTGCTACAGAAGAATCATGTCCTGCAATAATAACACCGAAGTTTGTCAACTGGTTAGCTGTACCTGATGTACCTGCTCCAGTGCCTAGTGCTGGCAAATTGGAAGAGGAATATACACGAAAGCCGTGGAAGTTGTTAAGGGTAAGACCATTACGCAAACCACCTGATTCACCGAAGTCTGCATTCATGAACCGTGAGTCCTCGTCTGCGAGGATTTCCATAAATACCGGGTCAACTACAAGCCACCTACCTTGTGAGTCAACCTGTTGCTGATCAAGCAAACGCTTCATGCGTGAGACAATCATAGCAGGAGAAACAGTAGCCGTTGGTAACGAGGTAGCACCGGGCATACGAGCAGTCACAGGAATTGAGTGAGTGCCAGCAGATGCAGTGGAAATATTTCCAAAGTCACCTTTGTGAAGCTGCATAGATGCAAGCAATTCGTTTGCGCCTGCAGAGCTTACAGCCTTAGTGCCATTGACAGTAGTATTTAAAGCATTGGCTTTGCTGTGCAAAGAACCCTGCTTATAGCCAGCCATGTAGCCAAGTACTTCTTGGTCATGGTTGTCTGCCAAACGATAGGCAGCACGGTTGGTAGCAAGATCCATGAAGTTCACATGCGAATGTGCGTCTTCAATATCGTCCATCTTAAAGGCAAAATAGTTAGCCTTATCAATGACTAAGTTAAAATCGTCATCCTGCAAATCTTGTGCTGTGACATTTGTGCCACGAGCATATTCACTTACAGAAATTTCTGGCTCTTTGATAATTTTTACTGTGTCACCTTGACTAGCAATTTCCCCAAAATAATCTGAGTTAGTAATATCACCAACTACAGTAGATTTACGGAAAGCTAGCTGTACTTTTTTAGAATAGATTACTGGGCTGAAGTTACCATTTGGTAAGTTGCCGTAACCTGTTGCGGTTGTAAAAGCCATGGGATAAATCCTCCATTAGGTGTTTGGCTTATGATTAATAAGCTAAACTAACCGATAAGAGGCTGTACTTTTTAGGGTGCATATAAGTGTAAGTCATAAGGATCAGTTATGTAACTCAGGTTATACGGGCCTATACTAGTTCAGGTGAGTCTTATATAGTTGGTGTGTTTAGACTTAGCGAGGTAGTGTTGTATTAAGTGCAAGGTAGTCTTTCTTACGAGAGGCTTGTCACTTAATGTAGAGACACCTATAGTTATACTAGGTACACTATAGATGTCAATGCCTTATTTACTATTATCGTGCACCGCCTGTCATATCGTAGTCAAACTTTCCTGCACGGATTGCTTCCATAATAGCATCTGATTGTTTATCATACTGAGCAGCAGACATCTTATGTACCTGCGACTCAGAGAAATTTCCAGTGGAGTCACTCTGGTCTGGCCTAGTTGTACGCTTAGTTACAACAGCAGAGGCTGCAGCTTTAGAGGACTTCTTCCTAGTCTTAGTGTCTAACCCTTTGTCTACTTTGTACAAATCAATTACACGAGTAACAGACGCTGGGTCTTCAGAGTTCTCGTATAGAGCATCCTGTACCCACTTAGGTTGTTCGCCTGCCCAATCGTGAAACTCATCACTACTACGCAGTTCGTTGAAGTCAGGGTGCATAGCCCTAATCTCATCTTCCATCCTATTGCGGTCTGACTCAGCAGTAATACGGTCAATCTCTTGTAAGCGGCTCTCTGCACCAGAAAACTTCTCTTGTGCTTTCTTCTCTGCAATACGCTCAACAATAGCAGCTACATCAGGATACTGTCGTGACCATGCCTCAATGTCTTCATCAGACTTAGGAGGGCGTATGTCACCACGCTCTTGTGCGTTATCTAGCTGAGCCTTGAGTGCCTTAAGCTCTTCTGCTTGTTTGTTCTGGTGACTACGTAAGTCACTATAGCGTTTCTTATAGGTACGCTCTTCGCCTGATAGTTTCTCATCACCGTCTTCAGTGGCAGCTTCAGGCGCAGCAGCTTTAGGCTGTTCCTCTTCTGCTTCTTCATCACTGTTCATCAAGTCATTAAGCTCCGCTTCCTGTTCTTGTATGCGGCGCTTGTTAGCGTTATTGTAATTAGGATCAACGAATCCTGCTGAGCGTGGAGTTTCCACTGCTTGTAGTTCTGCCATAGTATTTCCTTTATGTGGGGCCAGCCTTAGCCGGGTAGCCTTATTGTTGTTGTCGGAGTAGTATAGTTATTTCTTCTTGGTCTTCTTCTTAGCCATCAAGCCGCCTTTGTTCATAGGGCCAGTGTAGCGTCCTGATCTATCATAGTTCTTACTCTTAGTTCTAGGGTTAGTACTATTCCCTCCACCACCAGAACTACTTTTAGAACTACTTTTAGAACTACCTGAAGATGCAGTACTACGGTCAATAAACCCTCGACCAGTGCCGCTGCCTGACGTGTTATCACCACCACTACCACCTCCCTCACCTGCAGCATTATAAGCTGCTACTTGGGCATTGGACGATTTGGCTGCTACATCACTAGCGGCTATCTCCCCTGCAGGCGTCACTTTTCCCGGCGTATCAGTTAGACCAAGTTTTCGGGCCATTGCAGCGGAGGCACCCTTCACTGTAATATTATTTTCATCAATGAAGCTACTAATATCTTTAACTTTATATTTATTGTTATCCCCTGTTATGTCACCCTTAATTTTCCTATCATCTACATAAGAATCTAGTTGTG